TCGGCTGCTGACCACATTGCAGCAACTAAGTTTGCACCTGTGATGGCTGCTTTGTTTGCAGCAACAATCTTGATACGAGTACCACCAGGTAAGTCAGTGTTAGCGTTAGTGCTGGTTCTTGCTGCTTGAGCAATAGTAGCTGCTACGTTCTTGTCAAATGTGTACGCTAATGCGTTACCCATCTCAACAGAATACTGGCTACGCACGTCATAATGGTTCTTAGCCTCATCAATGTCAGCAATGAATACTTGTGATACAAGCTTGTCATCGATGTTGATAGTTACTTCAGCGTGCTTAATAGCATTACCTGTAAGCTGCGTACCAGGTGTATGATATGAAGTTGAAGAATTTCCAATTATTGGAAACTGACTGCTCTTCCCTGATGCTATAGTCCGTACGTTATGTAGAGACTCGAACACTGTTGCTTTACGGAACGAAGACAGAACCTCTCCCGAAAAAGTTTTAAGGAATAAAGCGTCATAGCTAGTACCCGTAGCATTTACGAGACCTAGCCTTGAGCTAGTAAAGTTAGCCATACAATTTGTACGGTAGATAGAAAGGGTTTACCCATAACTATCTCTTCCACTTGGGGTATCCCTCGCAAGGGGCCGCCGCTTCTATGAGAAGTTAGGTGCTTTTATAATACCCCTTACATTACGTTTGAGCGACTAAGTTTTTCTTGTACTTGTTTTCTGTATGCCGAGTCAGTTGCATATCGTTCATCATTCATAGCTGCTACTACCTGTGCTGCTGACTCGTACTTAGTTGTATCTTCTCTAGCTGTTCTACCTCCTACAAGTTTAGGTTCTCTTGGTGCATTGTTCATGTATGCAGCTTGAAGACCAGCGACAGCAATCCTTATTTGATGTGGGTTACTAGTCTTAAGCATGTCGTTGAACGCATCAATCTCACCTTGTTCTAAGTTTCCAGCAGCCCACGTAAGCATCTCGTCATACACTTTCTCTCCACCAAACTCTTGTTTGATTGAAGTTACTTCTTTGGCTGCAAGCTCTGAGTCTTGTGCCTGTCTGTATTGCACACCATCTAGGTATGCTTCGACCATATCCTTGGTAAAGCCAGCACCTTCTAAGGATGTGTAGTCTTCGTCAGTTAACTTACCTGTCTCTTGCCACCTAGTATTCATACCTTGGTAGTCAACACCAACTTCATCAAGGCGACTACCTATGTATTCACCATAGATTTCTGTTGCATTACTAGGTTCTGATTCTTCTTTTGTTTCAGATACTTCTGGCTTGTCGCCTTCTTCTGGACTACCTAACTTCTTCTGAAGTTCTTCGTATCCTTTCTCTAAGTCTTGGACAGACTCATACTTGCCAGCAAATTTAACTGGCCCATTTTCTTGCGACTCATTTATTAGTGCTTCGTCTTTAGCGTCAACCTCCTGTTCAGGAGACAAAGCACCAGTCTCAGGTTCTGAGATAGTAATAGGATCAGGCATGGTGATGGGTGAGAGTAGTTATTTAATAGTGATATGGTTTGGGCTATCTTTAATAACCTGTGATTCCTTCACTTTCTTTTTCTTAGCGACAGGTTTATCTGCAACTATTGGAGGTAGTTCCTTAACCTTCTCCTCCTGGGACTGGGCCACTGGGGAGTCCTTGAGCTGCTGCCCTGAGATCGGGGAGGGAGTTAGGGATACTTCCTGCTGCTCCGTCGTCGGAGTTTCCTGAGAATTGGGGGCCATAAGGTGAACCTGGTTGAGTAAAGTTATCAGCAACTTTAGATGCAGCAGATGACTTCATCATTTCCATCATCTGTTGTTGCTGCTGGTCTTGTTGCTGTTGAGCTTGTGCAGCAGCAGCTTCTTGTTGTAGCTGCTCGCTGGTCTTGACTAAGTTAGTCGTATCTATTGAAGCACTAGCTGCCAATCTTCGCAGTGCTTCTTCGTAGTTTACATATTGTTGTGCTATCTCTGGCCCTAGTACTTGCTGAGTAAGAGTTAAGAACTCAGTTAACTTATTCATATCATCACCTCTACCTATACCTTCCAATCCTGTTACAGCTTTAGGTAGCACTAATGGTTCACCTGTCTCTTGACTATTAGGGAACTCAGGTAGCTTGCCTTTCTTCTGTAACATGTAGATCAACCTACGTACAAGTGGTAGCTGTAGTTCTTGAGTAAGTATGGAGTAGAACCCACCGATACTTGCTTCAAGTTCTTGTGCCATGTATCTAATCTCTTCTGCTGTAACTCTTTCACCAGGTCGTTGGATAGCTGAGTTAAGTAAGAAAGCAAACTGCAACCTACCTTCGATACGATCAATAGTTGAGTTAGCTATTTGTAGATCGGCTTGCTTGTTGGCTTGAACAACTGAAACATCCTGTGCATTTCCTTGAATGATAGCCCCATTCGCTGCTGACGACAGGGTTTTGGGTCGGGTCGTACCATTAGGATTACAAAGAAATAAAATCTTACTGGCTGCTGCTGCTGCTTCAATCACTGCTTGATACAAAGATTCAAGTGCAGTCAGATCACCGTAGTACTGCTCAGTATGTGAACGTCCATAGTCTTCAGAGTCAAGCTTCTCATATCTCAATACAATCCAAGGGCTACAGTTCTCTGGGCAACGACCATAAGTGTTAGGTACCTCCTTTCCTCGTACCTCCTGATACCAGGTGGCTACTCCGTTCTCAAACTTTACACATGTATGTACCTTAATACTTTTCTTTGTCGCCTCTAACTTTTCTTCTTTTTCCTTCTGGTCAGGTAAGAATCCGTCAGGCAATGCTTCAGGGTAGACTTCTTCTTCTATTAAGATCTCAGTAACATGACCCATTGGATCACGAACGACACAATAATCTTGTAGATGTATAACTCTTATTCCATCTGGTAGTACATAGAGAAGAACATTACCTGTAACCAACAGTTGTCTAAAGGCTTGGTTCAATGAAGCTCTTGCACTCATTGTCTCAAGCGATGTCATGCAAGCTTGTTCGACCTTGACTAATGCTGTGTCTAGTTCTGTTTTAATCTCTGGCCCTTGCTCTTCTATTTGTAATGCAAGACTATCTATCTCTAACTTAAAAAATGGGGTGTTAGGAGGTAGAAGTGTAATCAAAAGTTTGTGCGACAAATGCGCTATACCACGTGCACCAGTTGACTGCCAAGGTGTCTTAAGTTTTCCATGATCTCCTTGGTTAGAGTCAGGACAGATAGATGGAATCGTTACCTTGCTACAGTCTCTACCCCTTTGAAGGAAAGGATCTCTTGTAGTTTTTAGTTGGTCGTATCTACCAGCAAGGGTAGTACCTTTCTTTTTCTTTCTACCTTTACCAGGTGCAAGATCAATGTCGTTGATTTTTAAATCCATTAGTTAATACCAAGGGAAGAGGTGGCTCTGTCTCTTGTCTCTTTCTTATATTCTGCTGATCTGTATTTCTTTCTGTTTGCACCACTAATCATTAGTTCGTCTATGGCTGGTGTTGCTACGCCTGCATCTTCTGCCGGTGGTGGAGGTGGAGCAGCTTCCGATATACGTTTTTGTTCTCTATATCTTTTCTGATTGTCATCCCTAGTTACTTGGAACTGACGCTTTTGTTCAGCCATCTGTTCTCGCTGTAAAGCAAGATTCTCTTGATGTCTTTCATCAGCTTCTTCTCTTGCTTCCTCGTTAGAAGAACCGCCGCCGCCACCACACATGATGAATCGTTCGTGTTATGCCTACCATACTAACCTTAACCAAAGATGTTTACACCACCACCACCTACTCTTCCCCCTGGTATTGGCCCCATGCCACCTTTACGTTCTTGTCTTGAGTAATCTTGTCGATTACCACCAGCTAATACGACTGGGTTCTGAGGCATAATCTTTAAAGCATCAGCAGCAGTCTTAGCTTGTGGCCCTTGTCCTGTAACGACAGTTGTATTACTACCACCGCCACCATAAACAACAGGTTGCATTGGCTGTTGGTTTAATGGAACAGAAGTATATGGAACTGTTGGTGATTGACCTGCTGGTGGTTGACCTCCAGGTGAAGTTTCAGTTGTTGGGATAGGTTCAAGTGTTCGTGTTCCATCTGGCTTTGTAACTAATTGTTGTCCTGGTTTAAAAGGGCTGTTAAATGCTTCAGGATTATTACTTGGGTTCCAAGTACCAGCACCAGTAGCAAGAGGGCTAACATTTGCAACACCTGATTTGCTAAAATTTATTCCTTCGGTAGAGAATCCAGCATTTGCTGCCATATTTGCAAGTGCCATTCCCTTTGACTTTGGAAATGAATACCCATAATCTTCCATTAATGCACCAGTATCAGCCATTAAATCGTATGTAAAATATTGATGACCAACTGCTCCTGCATTTCTGCCTAGTACAGCTTGGAACACTGAATCAACTTCAGGTGCCCATGCTGCTACATCTTCTTTACTTACAAGTGATGGACTACCTTTTTCTAACTTTGGCCTAGTACCTGCTTTAAATTCTTTGTTATGTAAAACAGGTAAAGGTGTAGCCTTTCCTTTTGGTTTACCAATAGCAAGAGTATTCCATTCCTCCATAGTTAAAGGTCTGTCAACAGTAGTTTTATTAACAGAACTAGTAGGTGCTCCAGGTGCTGAAGTTAGTATTAGTGGTTCGTTGTAAGTTGCCATCGCTATTCGATGTTGTTCTGCTCATTATATACAGATCGCAACATTCTTACTAGTTCTACCTGTCCACCGTACCTCCATATCTCTCGGTCATGTGCATCTATCGATGGACATTTATCAGGGTAGATCTCTTCTAGTTTCCTAATGAGTACCTCATCTATTGGAGGCCAGAGTTCTTCGTCGATCATGTGGTGGGCGGCTCCCAGAGGGATACTTCTTGCTTATGTAAATTGTACTCCCCATGTCTCAAGATTCTAGTGAGTCGTGCTGAAAGCAATGCTGATTTGTATGTAAGTTTCCTCTTCTCGTATGCACCTATCACCTTGTCCCACATATCAGAAAGAGTCTCGGAATCTCCCAAAATTTTTTCAGCAGTTTTTGGCCCGACACCTACAAGGCCAGGAATATTATCCGTTCGATCCCCTTGCAATACCTGCGACATCCAGTTTCTATCTGCCCTCTTTTCAGAAATGGTTTCAAGTTCTCCATTCCTCAGAAGAATACAGGGTATGGTCTTCATATCTTTATCACCTGAAACTATGACACGAGTAGGGTGCTGCTCCTCAGTTGCAAGTATGCCCATCACATCATCCGCTTCAAGGTTGGGATAGACAGCGACATCGTGATACCTTCTCACTGCTTCAGCTACATCTTTAAATGCCAAGGGTTTACGCTTGCCTATTCGATTAGCTTTGTACTCGCTATATACTTCATGTCTAAAGGTGGGATAGTCAGAGAAACACATGATGATCTTGCCTCTATCACCAGTGATGGACTGATATTCTTCTAGCTTCATAGCTACATAGTCCAACGCATCACGTTCATCTGATACAAGTACGTGTTGATAGTCGTTGAACTTGAAGTCTTGCTCACTTGCACAGCAGGCAGAGTAAACAAGCATGTCAGCATCTATTAGTAGAGTCATTGGAAGAAAGTTGTTTGTTGTACTAG